GCTGCTGAAGCAGACACATATGATAATTGAATTGGGTATATAGAATGATTCTGACCTGGTTCATGAAAGTCCATTGCTACATAACCTTGACCATTAGAACCTGACAGAACTACACTTCCTGTATTCATTACTAAAAACCCTGCGTTACCAGCAAAGCTTCCTGTTAATGTTAAAGGATTGTTTTGTGTAGCAGTTACTCGAACTGTTCTTGTAAAAGTTACTCCATTTTGACCTTGTGAGTGGTATGCGTTTTGATACGAATATATTGGATTTACTGGATTAGACATGATCTATACTTTTTTAAGTTCTTTAATTAATTCATGATAACGTAACAAATTCAATATATGATTGTCTTTAATTGTTTTAACAGAAGCTAATTCTTTTAGCAAATTAGTTACTTCAGTTAATTTAATTTTTACTACAGCATCGTCGACTTTTGAAGTTAATGTCGTTAAATCTTTTTGCAATTTAGCTGATTCTTTTACAATAAAGTCTTTTAAATCTGGGCCGTCTGAAACTGTGTTAATGTAGCTTCTTAAGATTGATTTTTGACCTTCATTCAAATTTGAATATTTGTCATTAAATTTATCAACTAAAATTTTGTAAGATAATAAACGAACTTCTTTGTCTTGTTTAACGAAGTCAGCCATTTCATTTAACTCAGCTTTTTTCTTAACTTCTTTACGAGTTATATGTTCTATAATAGTGTATCTATTATTAACAGACTCTGTAGGGTTGTCAGCAATAGTAAATTCAAATAATTTATAAATTGCAGCTAGAGTTTTATAGTTATTTACTTTTGATTTAAAAAAGTCTTCAACATTATAAGTGTCTCTGATTTCTTTAATCAAGTTATATTTCTGTCTGTTTAAAGTTGCTTGGTTAATTTGCGATTTAGCCACTAACACTGCTTCAATTAAATGATTAGCTTTTTCTTCTTTTGAGAAATGCTCTTTAACTAAAGTTTGATACAAGTTAAGTTCTTTTGCTAATGTTGTAGATTTAGCAAAATACTTCTTGATAAGTGGAATCGCCTTTGAATCTTTATTGTTCAAAGTATCGGACGCAACTTGGCGAACAAGTAATTCGAATAGTACGCCGGTGTTTTTAAACTTTGAGTGCTTTAAATTTTTCATTCAGGCTATGTGTTTCTTTTTAATAATAAATATGAACTTTCTAATGTTTTAATTTCCTTCTGGTAAAATACTTGACTCGTCATCTATACTAATATTTTCTGATAATAAAGTCGCTTTTTTAGTCACAAATTTTTCTAATCCGTATTTTTTAATTAAATCTACAGATTCATTTCTTGCGTTTTTCCAAGCTACTTTACCAATTGGATCGTATCCTCTAGGATGCTCGTGAGTATTGTATTTCATTCCTTCTTTAGGTCTTCCAGCTCCTGGCCATCCTCCTTCAGGTACCTCAGGTGTATTTCTATTTTTAGAACGTTTATCATATTTCTTTTCTAGGTCTTCGTCAATGCCTTCCCCGAAAGGATTAGCTGCTGCTTCTTCTCCTTCAGCTCCAGCTTCGCCTTCAGCTCCTGCTTCTTCACCGCCTTCTTGTTCTTCTTTCTTTTTATTGAATTCGTCTAAAGGATCTTCTCCTTCTTCAGAAATTTTAGTCATTCTAAAGGTTTCTTTTTGATCTTGAATAATTCCTTGAACAATTTGTTCAATTTCATCATCTGCAAAATTAAATATATTTCTGAATATCCAATCTTTAGACATTACTTTACCTTCTAACATTGATTTTGCTAAATCAACTTTGGTAGCGTAAAGAGTTAATTTTTCTTGCTCATAAATAGTTGATGGCGAAGTCATTGACAATTCGAAATCTGCTAACTCTGAATTTTCGTAACCTTGAGCAGATAAATGCACAATAGCTATTTTATACAATTCTGAAATTACAATTCTTTGAATTCTTTCAATGGTTCGTGCAAATCGAACATCTTCAGCTGCTAAAGTAGCTTTTCCTCCAACGCCTTCTTCATAACCAAGAAATGCTTTTGGCACTTTTAAAGCTGCCATCATTTTATTTCTTAAGTACTCAATATCGTCAATACCCGTAAATTCCATTCCAGCTAAAGTGTCAATTTCAGTACCAGACGCTCCACCCCTTACAGGTAAGAAATAATCTTCTAACATGTTTTGCATATTAAATTTAAGATTATATTCTCCCGTAGTTTGATCTACGAAAGGAGTCTTTTTCATATTATTGACAATTTTCTGCATGTATGAATCAACTTCATTAGGCGGAATATTACCTACATCAATTTTGAAAATTCTCTTTTCCGGAGCTCTCATGATTCTATGAATTAACATAGCATCTTCCATTAAGGTTAATTGCTTCCAAACTTTTCTACCTCCTTCAATCATTGATCTACCATATGGTAAGAAGTTTGAATCTGTTAACAATCTAAAATGAGCAATTTCGAAGTTTTCATAAGTAATGCTTTCTCCGCCTAATTGCTTAAATTGAACTGCGTATGGATTATTAGGGTCCATACCTTCCTCACGAATAATTTCATATGCTGATAATGGAACTACATTGATAACTCCTACTTCTTCAGCTACGTCTAATTTTAAGTATAAATCTCCATACTTACACATATTTCTAACCCATGGCCATAAATTAAATTCTATATTTAAAATGTCATAGAATAAATTGTGAAGTATTTTTTTTGTATTTTCGTCATTACTAGTTATTCTCAATACATCCCCAAAGTCATCTTTCATTACAGTTTCATCTGCATATATGTCTAGAGTTGAATTGATAATAGCATCCTGGTCCATTGTTTCATAATCTGTATACAGCTCTACCTTTGAAGAAAAGTAATTGTAGTTAGGATTGTAAGTATTTGACGAGTATGGTTTAACGCCGTGTAATCGAGTGAATCTGTCTGAATATCTTGAATTGTGCGGATTACCCATTGACTGTAAATGGTCATTGTCAATAACGCGTAGTTTATCTTTACCAACTTTACGCACAATTACGTTAGTGTTAAAGAGACGTTTAAGACGACCAAATAATGTTTTTTCTGCCATAATTTAATTAAGTGATTTTAAATAAATATCAATCTTTATAATAACCAGCGTAAATCTTCATCATGACCTGCTCCGTTACGACCTGTGTTCATAGACCAACCTACATCACTTCGATATCCACCTGAATATGCTCCTGACCCGTTGCTAAAATGGTCTAAAGCTTTTCTATTTAATTCCATTCCTTGTTGTCGAAGTTTTAATGCTGTATCTCTAATCCAAAGTGTAATACAAAATGCCATAGTTAAATCGTCATTATAACCTCTCTGGGCTTCTGCTCTAGAACCATTCCAAATAAATACAAAAAGTTCTTCTATAAGTCGCTTACTGCGAATTACAGGAATTCGCTCTCTCATATAAGTATCTAATTTAGATATCACTAATGGCCTTGTTCTAGAAGAAGTTGTAAACCCAGGAGTCATTTGTGATGTATCTTTTAAATCGACATATCGTGCAAGTTGCTGGGAGACATCTGATACCCCACCGTCTTTAGGAGAATAGTAGATATTTTTATATTGTCTATCTATTGCTACCTGAATTGATGCCCACCCAACATTTGCATTCTCAATTACTAATAATGCATCATTATATTCTGTCGCTACATTTACTAAAAGATTACCATAATCCTTAGTACTCATTTGCCCTTTGTATTCTGCTACTTGAGTTACTGACTCTACATCTAATACGTGGAATGCTGAATAATCTCCGCCATCACCACGAGCAACGTCCGCTACTACAATGTAATCCCTTGTATAGTCAGGCTGTTCCCAAATCCATAAATTACCATCTATACCTCGTTTCTCAACAGGTTCTTGAATAGTAGTTTGGTTATACCATTGTAATAAAGCACCGTCAATTACAGTAGCTCCGGATGATATAAAGTCACAATCACACTCTTGAGCTGCGCCTTTAGTTCCTAAAAGACCATCTTGTTTATCTCGCCAATCTTGGTTTCTGTCAGGATGCACAGACCAATGCAGTCTAATTGTATTAAATTGATTTGTACCTTCTTCAGCACCTACCCATGTTTGATGAAAGAAATTACCAGTACCATTAGGTGTTGATAAGATAATAGCTCCTCCTCCTGTTGCTAGGGTTTGTTGAGCTGATATCCAAATTTCTTCTACATTGGAAATAAATGCAGCCTCGTCTATAATCAATAAAGATAATGCTTCAGAACGACCTGAGTCCCCTGATGATGAAGTTGCTTTAATTTGAGACCCATTATTTAATCTTAATGACAATTTATTATCTTCAGTGGCTGGTAATTTTAACCATGAAGGTAAATTTTCATACATTACTTTTACCTTTAATACTAAGTTTTTAGCAACCTCTTGTTTAGTTGCAATAACCAGAATGTTTTTATCGCCGAAGAAAGTCATTAACCATAAAGCATATCCTGCAGATAAAGTTGAAATACCTAACTGTCTAGACTTTAAGATTATATTATAATCATGGTCTCTTAAATCACGTAACGCGTCTTCCTGAAATGGATATAAGTGAAATGGAATTTTACCTTTTTGTGGATGTTGAATCTGACAATACTTCTTCATGAAGTGTACAGGATCTAACAAACACTTTTTGTATTCTTCCTTAATAATATCCTTTAAAGACTTATTTGTATTTGACATAAATTTTTATTTTACAAATAGGAAGAGTGAAGTCGCAATTCCTACAAATGTACCTACTTTATAAAGGAAAGTTTTAGTTCTTTGACCTTTAAGTTCTTTTTGCAAGTCGTTAGTTAAGTGTTCATACTGCCCAATTTGTAAATCTTTTTGATGAATAATATACTTGTTATTTTCATCTTTATCAGTAAGAAGTTTAATAATAGTGTCTTTTTGCACTTCTCTTTCTTCTAACTTAATAACTTTTTGTTGAGTAAGTTTTAACTCTTGAATACACCCGTCAAATTTGATTAGGTCCTTAGCAATTAATCTTGCTGTCTTAGTAGGTATACAAACTTTGGTTGTATCTACTTGCGAAAAACTGCTCAAGCTCAGCATTAGAAAACTTACTAGCATTATTAACTTTTTCATCTGTTTGATTTTTTACGATTGTTATTGTATTGTCTATGTGATGTATTTCTTTTGAAATAGAAACAACATTCTCTTTTACCGAATCGATTTTATTATCGATTTGCGTATTTACTACTTGAGCCGAATCTACTTTAGTTTGAATCGAATCAATTCTGTCCTTGTAACCTTGGACATCAGTCCTTATACTATTAGATGTAAAGATATTGTACCCTATTAATAGGATAACAATGACTAACAGTATATTTTGTTTGTTGAAATTTGTGTTCATAGTTTACTGTCTTTTATTTAATATAAATATAAAAGACAGTAATAACTAAGATATAAGTGCGTTCGGAGAAGGTGCTACGGTTGCTCCTGGACCTGGAGGTGCTCCGGCTACAACTAATTGACCTGGAGGAATAGTAACTTTTGCTGATTTAATGTATTCATCAATAGCAGTTGCTAAATCAGCAGCTAGCTGTGCTTGTGCAGAGGCTAAATTAGCTGACGGAGCTGATTGCTTTTGAAATGCTGCTAAGATTGCAGCTTGCAAAACTGGTTTTTGTAAAGGCATATTTTATTTTTTATCTTTAATTGGTCCGCCGGTTATCCATGCATTACATGTTCTAGAACCTGCACACTTGAATTTGTGCATTGTGCAATATCCTAATTTACCTGCTTCAATAGTGTCCCATGCATCTTTATCTGCACCTTCAGTGTCATCTAATTCTGGTTCCGGTGCAGCTATTTGAGCTTGAATATCTTCTCCTTCTTGTACTGGCACATCTTCAGGTACTACATCAGATGCTAATGGTTTTTCAATACAACTTAATATTCTAGAAGTTATATTAAATGCAGCGCATGAATTACATCTTGCAGATTTAGCTGCTTCAATAGTTTCTTCTTTCCATAAAGCTTGCTTTGCTTTCCAAAATTTTACATTTGGATTATTAGGATTCAAAGGGCCATATCCATACTTTTCAATAGCTATTTGTCTGTGCTCTAAATTTACTTCTACATTTTGAGTAGCTACTGGGCACTTTGGAGCTTCTCCCTCAGCTTCTTTTAATATGTCTTTTAATTTTATCATTTTATTTTATTTTTATAAAAGATTCTTTAAGCATAGAGTCTAATTTTCTATTAACTGACTCTTTTTTAGTGTCTGATGTTTTAGGCGCTATCAAATTAACTTTTCCTAGTTTCATATCAACTCCCCATTCTGTAGAGTTACTTACTCCTGGCTGTGGCATTGAATCCCTAGACGGTGCCCATTTCTCTGGTTTTGAATTTGTTAGCATAGTCTCAACATTAATAGCAACTTTATCTGCAATTGCTTCATCTGATTCAAGTCCATGAGCTGCCCATACTTTACGAGCTTTATCAGTTAAATTTTCAGCTACATATGATTTAACTTTTTCAGGCGTAAATGCTAATAAATTACCTGCTTTTAAATTAGCAGAAATTGTTTTAGTTTCTCCTGAATCCACAGCAATTGCGGTGTGAACAGCTTTTAATATATCTTTAGGATCAATTTTACCTACTACATTAATTGCTTGAATTTTCGCATTTGGGTTCGCTGCGTATAATTGAGACCATCTGTGATGACCGTCTAATACGAATCTTCCGTTATATGTAATAATTGGATCTGGGAATGACGCTTTACCTTTAAGAAATCCATCTAATGAACCGTATTGGTCTGTTAATATATTTTTTAAACTTTCTTCAGCTCCAATTTCATTTTGAGTTGGCTTAAGATCTTTAGCAGAGTATGAAGCTTTTGCTACATTGAATTTTTCGTCTGTCGGCTTACCGTCTGTTAATCCAGCCTTTAATACCGCTAATACTTTTTTATCAGATTGATATTTTTTAAGTAAATTTACATAAGTTTCAACAGAAGCAGTTTCAAATGCAGCTGATAAATCATCTAATTTATCCTGCATTTCATCTTCCGTCAATCTTAATCCAGCTAATTTTTGCAATCTAGCTGACTCTATAATTAAATTTGTTTTCATATTATTACCATGCTCTACAGGACCAATATCTAGCTTTCCAGCGTGGTCCAGGATTATCACAATTGTGTCTAGCTCTAAAAGATTTTCTTCGAGCAGGATTATCTTTTTTAATTTTCATTCCAGGTTCTCCAAAGCCTACTTTTACAACATTTCCTTTGTCATTTCTAACATACACTGCTCGCTTTCTAGGACCTCCTGGTGTATAGAATGGCTTACCTAATTTCACCTTTCTTCCTTTGTATTCCGCCTCTTCTATTTGATCAATTTCGTCGAGTGCTTCCTTTTTTTTTGATTCTTGAAGTCCTGATTGAACTACATTAACCACTTCTTTATTACCTTTATAAAATAATAGCAAATCTCTTAAAAGACTTTTATAAGAAGCATAAGGGTCTAATCTCGCAATACTAATAAAATCAGTTACTTGCTGCACAATTCTTGCGCTTTTAACTGATGTTTTAATAGTATTTAAAAATGAGTCTACTTTTGTAGCCTCTGCAGTAGCCATTTCTGTTACTCTACCTTTTTTTTTAAAAGACTCTTTTATGTTTTCTGGGTTTTTAGGCAATTTTGCTAACTTATCATATTCAGCAGTATCAACACCTTTTTGAAGTTTTTTATCTCCAAACGCAGCTAACTCTAAATCTTTCTCTGTCGGCATTTCAGCTACATCTTCATTTTCAGCCCAACCAAAATTTAACATAGCACGGTTCATAGCTTGAGCTACATCACCTTCTTCCATATCCGGAAATGCTTCAAATCCTAATTCATAAAACGAATCCCAATCATCTTCGTCAGATAACTTTTCTAATTTAGATTTGTTCTTTTTGAAAAAAGCTTCAATAGTATCTTGAACTGATACTGGAGCTTTTTCTTCTTCTTCTTTTAAGTTTAAAAGACTTTTTAATTTTATCATGGTTATTAATTTTGTAAATGGTTCATTAATACTCCACCAATTGATGTAGCGTGATTTAATAAGTGGTTAGCTGCGTCAATACCTAAAGTTGTTTTTCTTTTAGTAAAATCCAATCCTAATGTACCTATAAACTTACCGTCAATTGATTTAATTGCAAATAAATATCCTGATTTGCATCCGTTGTCTTCTGCAATATATTTTAATCCATAAGTAGCTATTGTTTCATCTTTGAAATCTGCAATGCTAATAATGTCGTTTTCTAATAATTCATTTACTGACTTTGAAAAAAGTGCTACTGGAATGTTTTGAAAATTTGCTTGAATAGAAGTCGTTCCTGTTTTTACAGTCTCATAAAACAAACTAAATTTTGCAATTGACTTACCTGTTGGATAAAAATGACCTCCATTATGAAATTGTGAAACCCATACTCTGTCAGCTCCAAACTCTTCTTTTATGTGTTCAATTTTTGCTGATACTAATGTTGAAACTTCTATAGCCTCTTTAACCATATCGGCAGGTTTTTTCTTTCTGTCTAAATAATTTTTTACTACCATTAATAATAAAGGCCCTGCGACCCCTGTTAAAAATGCAGCTACTATAGTTGATATTTGTGCCATTAGCTCTTTAATTTTTCTAAAAAATCTTCTTTAAATTCTTTAAATTGGGTTTCTATTTTATCAGCAATTTCTTCTGCTGTCATTTGACCTGTCCACGTTTCAGATGTACCATCTACATTTGTATATGTAACTGGGTTTCTAAACGCTTCTATAATTTCCTTAGCTTCTTGTTCGGCTTCTGCTAACCAAGATTCTGCACTTTTTAGAATTCTTTCCTTTTCATAAGCCTCATACTTTCCTTCAATTCTCAATTCATGTTCAAATTCAATTTGACATTCAAGGCAATGACCTTCTAATTTCCAAATCTTTTGATCTGCTCTAGATTTCATTTCTCTAGAACATTTCGGGCACGTTGAAGGCATTTTTTGAGCATTGATTAATGTACGAATTTCGTCCATTTTTCCTTTTTGAATCTTAAATCCTGCCCTTTGTTCCCATTCAACTCCTTGAGAATCTTTCCATATTTCGCCTACTTCTCGTCTTTGAGTATCAGCTTGTATACCAGTTTGTAATCCGACTTTTGTTGCTGTTTGTGACTTATGATTACCATCTAACATTTTTTTGATAGCATCAATATTACGTAACTTTGTTGACATATTTCTAATTTTAATAATAAATATCTTATTTTTTAAAAGAGCTCGCTAAACCTCCCAAAATAAATTTTCCAGTAATTTTAAAAGGTGCATTGCTAATTCTTTCATCTCTAATTACAATTCCTTCATGGTTTGAAACAGGCCCTAATGGCGAAGATAATTTAGCTAATACAGCATCTCCTAATTTCATAGTAGCCATGTAAATTGCAAATCCGTCAATTACTATTTGATAATCTTTTGGATCTGCTACATAATCTTCTAAATTAGTACCTTCTGAAATTTTAATTAGAACATCTTTAGATAATGCAGATATAGTCTTTCCTTCTTTTGTTTTAAATTCTGTGCTAGGTACCTTTGCATCTTTCAACCAATCATTTAAAGTTTTAGTTTCTTTTTTAGTTGCATTGTAATTAACTGTATATTTCTTATTTAATTCTGCATTTAAATCTGGAGTACCGTCTAATTTAGTTGGAATAGAACCTACTACTTCATATCCATTCTTTCCTGCAGCTGCAGCTAATTTATTTAATAGCTCTTGCATAGCATTTTTATCATAGTCAATTTCATTAGTACCTCTTCGTTTAGGAGTTACTTGCTCTAATTCTAATAAACCGTGAATAGCTAGGAAATTTTTATCATAGTCTAATACATTAGTAGAACCTGATACATATTCAATATTGAACATTATATTTGGATTGTCCCACAATTTTAATTTTTTAAGTTCATTTTGAATTTTAGGAATTGACTCATTGAAAATATCTAGAACAGTTCCTCCTACTTTAATCATTCCATGCCCTTCTCCAAATCTATCAGTTAATTCTGCTTTGGTAATTCCTTTAACATCTAAAGGTTTCATTGAACCTCTATCCATTACAAATTGCTTTTTACCGTCTAACTCTACAAATCGAATAGAAGCATTTACTCCATCAATTTTTACTGCTGCAGGTCCTTTTTTCAAATAATCAATTGACATTTGAAATGCTTTAATTAAATCTTTTCCTGTATTAACCCAATTAATATTAAATGGATGCGCCATATGACCTCCTGCGCCTCCTTCTTTTAAAAGAGATTCATATATCTTAATTCCAGCTACTGTTTTAGGAAAGTCATTGAAATTATATACAAAAGATTTACCTGGGTTATTATCTAGAAATCTTTTTAATTTTTCAATTTTTTCATTGTGCTTTTTAAGTTGTTCAGCACCCATATAACCTTCTGCCATAAATGCTGAAGGAGTAACATAATGTTCTGCTTTTAAGAATTTAATTATCAACCCTGCTACAAGACCTCCTGGTAAAACAGCCATTGCAGTTAATCCAATTGTTTTAAGAAC